CTTTAGAATCCGGTTTCATTACAGGTGATATTAAATCAGTTTTTAGTATTCTGTCACTAGGAATCGACGCAGTTTTAAGCCATTGACGCATATCACCCCACATTTGCGCCCTTAAATTGCCATACATAAGTGGATTTCGTGACTTATTTCCAAAATTGACCCCTCTTATCTTGTATCGCTGTTCTTTCAATCGATCAACCACCCCACCACCCACACCACCTTCGTCTATCACCACCAGCGCGGGCTTATATTCTTCGATGCACTCAATGACATGGCCCACGACCGTCATCGTATCGTCGCCCTTGAAGCGTTTGATGCCAATGATGTCACGCCCTTGGCGTATAGCGATGACTGTCGAGTCGCTTCCGAACCGTGCAGGGTCAACGCCCACAATAATGGGGGCGGATAGGTCTTTAAGTTTAGGGCGACGCATGGCTTCATCTACGATTGATGACGATATAAACTGATCATCACCCGCAGACGGAAAGTCACCGTAGACCTCGACTGCCGCCTGTGATGAATCGGCGCCATATTCGTCGATGATCTGCTGATACACCGCCTTGTCGGTACCCTCGACCGTCCTTGCGTCCACGATCTTGGTTTGCCAAAAGTCACGCTTGGAGTTGTGGCATTCGTAAAAGTAACCAGTGTTGCGACGTGGGTTTGAGAACGCCAACCAAAAACGGTTAGGCGTGTTCTCGGTAAAGAAACCTGCGGTGACTGCCCAGATGGCGTCGTCAATACCGCTTGCCTCATCAAAGATCACCATCACGCCGTCGTAATTGTGAACGCCAGCATAAGCGTCAGGGTTTTCGCTTGACCACAATCTACCCTCGACTGACCAATAGCGTGTGCCTTTCTTTAGATCACGCTCGACCAGTTCTGTAATCCACTTGGCGGGCATAAGCCTAGTTGCGCTAACTTCAAACCAATGGCTGTTAAGTGACATAGCCAACCACTTGGTAATCTCCGCCCAGGTGACTGAACGTAGCTGTGATTCGCTGTTGGCTGAGATAATGGTTGTTGAACCAATGCGTGTGGAGAGCATCCACAAGGTTAGCCAACTGACTAACGCCGATTTACCAATACCGCGACCGGATGACGTTGCCATCCTGAAGGTGTCAAAGTCAATCTTGCCGTTGTTCTGCTTAATGTGTGCGGTTAGGTCAGACAGCACTTCCCGTTGCCATTTGCGTGGGCCGGTAAAGTTTTCAAGCGGTGTGCCTTTCTGATTCCAAGGAAATGCGTACAACACAAACGCTAATGGGTCATCCTTGATCTTGGGTGACCAAAGCGCTGACATGAGGCGCATCTCTTCGGCGGCGCTGTACTGTGTCGTTTGCATCTGTGGGTTCCATATCTATAGTTAATCGCTGTTCAGCTTGCTCAAGCGCTGTGATGATGCTGATCTGTTGCGTGACATCAACTTGCACTTGTTGCTTGGCAACCCAATCGTGCTTGTGTTTCAGAAACTCTAGCGCCATCTTAGCGTCGCCGCCAAGCGCTGCGTCGCGCACAACTTGCGACATCTCAGCTTCTGAATCAGCTCGACCTTGCATAGCGGCTAATTCAACCACAGGGTCTAGCTGGCAAAGTTTACGAAATTCCTCCGGCATCATGCCAGCTTTAAGCGCTAACGCATCATTTGACAAACCAAGACGCGCAGCTTCGTAGACGCGCAACAAACGCGACTCGGTGGCGCGGACTTCGCGGGGTGTGAAGTGTAGAGATAGCATTTTGCGATTGTAGGTCATGTAGGCAATTTATTATATAAAAAAATTTTGATGGCTAACCCTCCGTAAGCTAGGGCTTCCCGCAGGGCCCTCCCCCCCCCTACCCCAGGGATTTTTGCTTTTTGGCCAAGAGCCTGGCAGCCTAGTTGTTGGACAACCAACAAGCTCACTAAGTCTTAGGTTGTTGGACAACCAACAAGCTCACTAAGTCTTAGGTTGTTGGACAACCGACAACAGCCTAGTGCAGTGCAGCATTGTGCAGTGCAACATAAAGGATTGCTTAATAACACTCACTAAGTCTTAGTGCCAAATACTCACTAAGTCTTAGCCTTTTTGGTATCAGAAAATCGTTGCCAATTTGGCAATGTAGGTCATGTGGGTCATGTGGGTCATCGTTTTAAATCGGCGCCGGTCTATCGGGTTTGGCGCGATTGCGCCCCATCTCAAAATAATGCTGTATATATATACAGTAAAATATTAAAACTTCATTATCAACTATTTCTATTACCTACATGACCCACAAGTCACCTAAACCCTTAATCTATATAGCCCTTTATGTAAGCAATCGCGACGCAATTACATGACCCACACGATACCTACACGACCCACACAATAAAGTTATAAATTTATGTACAATGCTAGAAAATCGTGTACAATTAAACTTCCCTAACCAACCTGGTAGACACACCATGCTAACGAAAGCCAACCAAAAACAAGTAAAAACACTAGATCAATACCGCGCGCTTGGCAACACCGGCGCCATTGCGCGCATCATTTCTTTTATGATTCGCGCGTCATTACGTAAGACAGAACAGGCCGAGTTACGCGCTTTGGCCGCGCAGTTTGGCGTTACCAACCATCCCGATTTTATTTGCTAAACAACACCGGCCGCGCTTCGCGGCCATCACTCAAGGTGCATAACATGAATAAAGTTACCCGCGACATAAACAAGTGGTTTCCTGAATTAAGCGCCGAACAAGCGTTAGACGTTCACATGGCGCTAATGGCCACAGATATTGATTTCTCAAGCGCGACCAATTATGAGTTAAAACAGGCCGCGCTTAACGTTATCCGTACGGCCGCGCCGGACGTCTATTGCGCTTATTTTGAAAAGGATAAAGCGCGCACGTTGGGTTACTTACACGGCGCCGAAAATTTACCCGCGACATCCGTGCATCCCTTGTACGTCAAAATGTACACAATGGGCCAACGCCACGTTAAGGACTCAAAAAATGTCTAAATTTTCCGATATCGTGGCCGCGCTTTTAATGTGTGTCGCGCTAATACTTGCCTGTTTTCTCTAAACTTAAATTTCACTTCACTAAGGTAAAACTATGAAATACTTTTGCGTTAACTCATATCAAGTACACCTAACCCCTAAATCATCCAACGTAAAAACCGGACCGATACCCGTTAGTACCACCGGCCGCGTAACTTGCCCAGACGTGTGCCCCTTTAAAAAGGCCGGATGTTATGCCGAAAATTACGGCCTTAATTTTCTGTGGAACCGTGTTGACGCGGGCACCGCGGGCACCGATTGGCCCACGTTCTGCAACGCGATCGAAGCGCTACCACCGGCTACGCTGTGGCGCTATGGCCAAGCGGGCGATTTGCCCAACCAAGCGGGCCATATCGACGGCGAAGCGCTCGGGCACCTAGTCCAAGCCAATATTGGCAAGCGCGTTATAGCGTACACACACTGCAACCCTTTGTTGGGCGATAACGCTAAATATATCCGCGGCGCTAATGATTGGGGTTTTACTGTAAACCTGAGCGCCAATACGCTAGAACATGCCGATACGTTATCAAATTATCAATTAGGGCCTGTCGTCGTTGTGCTACCAAGCGATCAATTAGAAAACACCACCACGCCATGCGGGCGCCGTGTGGTGATTTGCCCAACCTATACGCGCGACGACATCACGTGCCAAACCTGTGGCCTATGCGCGATTGAAGATCGTAAAACAATTATCGGGTTTCCCGCGCATGGCACCGGCGCCAAAAAGGCCGAGCAAGCGATTAAGTTTTGGAGCAAAGCATAATGTTAAACAGCATAGAATTTTATTTTGATATCGGCAAAAAAGTTGCCGCGGCCCGCAATGAGCGCGACGAAGCGCGCGCAATATTTCAAATGGACTATCTTAGGCGCGCGCTAGGTGTTGAAAAGCGCGAAGATAAACCCGCGGCCCGCGCGGCCTACGATGCCGGTTTTAAAGAGTATCGTAATGTGCCCCGTGTGGAGTATTTCAAATGAGAATGAATGCAAAGTATGCGGGCCGCTGTGCCCTTACCGGTAAACCCTTTAACGCGGGCGATTTAATTGACTACAACAAGGCCAAAAAACGCGCGGTATTGGTGGCCGAAAATAAGCCTATTGAAATCCGTTTTTCAAGCGGTGCCACGTTTTACCGTAACGCGCGGGGGCGGTGTGAAGACGCGCCGTGCTGTGGCTGTTGCACTATTTAATGGGGATATGACATGACTAATTTAGAAATTATTGAAATGGCCGCGCTTCGCTTGGGATGCGAGCGCGCGCTAGAGTTATTAGAAAACCCTGACGCGTCGCATTTTGACGCGGATAAGGTAGTGGCTTACTTAAAAATCGTATTGGACAAACAAAAATGAAATACTTTATTTGCCACCCTGATAATGACGGCGATTTTGTGCCTTGTTTTAATAAAACCTTTGAAAGTATTCAATCGGCCGAGTTTTTATTAGCCGAGTTTTTGCTACGCGACGCCGTGGGTTATGTACGCGGTGATTTTAAAATATTAGGGGGTTTAACATGAAATATAAAAACGGCCAGCCGGTTGACGTTGGCGACGTGGTACACGTCAAAAATCGGCCCTATACCGTCTACTCAATAGGCGACACGGTTACCTTGCGCTCAATGTGCGAGCGTGGCTATATCAAGCGCGTATTTCCGGCCGATATCGGCGCCTATATCCCGCGCTTGCACCCTTTATTTGCCGAGTTGATGCCACTATGACTATCTCGCTAATTATGGCCGCTATGGCGGTGTTAATGATTCTAGTCTTTGACTTATAAAAGGAGTTAATCATGCGTTTTTATTCTCTAATGTGGCAAGAAGGAAATTATCACTCAACCGCTACCGTGTTAGCTTTTGACAGCAAAAAAGCGCGCGCAACGTACCCATTACACTGCGCGCGGCGAGTTGAACCGATTAACGTAAAATCAAAAAATGAGTTTATGCGCGAAGGGTTTCCGGTTTGGCTAATGCTTTGGGATTCGGAAAACCCATCAAAATTTTACGCACGCAAGTAATCCCCACGCAAACCACTACAACGCCCTACGGGGCGCTTTTTACCACCTTGAGTTTAGACACGGACGCCAAAGGGGTACCGGCGCGCACGACAATACCCTCGGCCATCGCGCGCAGTTCTGATTTTTTAAGGCCGGTCATATCCGGCGCGCAATAGACCTGTTTTTTGGTTGCGAAGTCGCGCGACGCAATCCGGCCTAGGTCTACCCACTGGCACTCAAGCAATGCGTGTAATAGCGCGCCCTGTGACACCTTATAGGTGCCTGGAGCGTTCAGAGATAGGGTATCGCACACCGCGTGAAACGGCGACGCTATAACGCCGGTCGCAAAGACACCGCGCCTGTCGCGGATCATATCGACTAGGTAACTTTCATTTGCGCTCATACCCTGTTCAACTAGGGTGTCTTTAAATTCGGTTATAGGTGGGGTCGCACCAGGATTAAAGGCGCGTACGTCGCGCGCGTATAGCCACGCGGCCACGCCCGACAGGCCACCGGCGCTAAACCAATTCCACATCGCGGCACCGGCGGCCGGTGTCATGCGCGGGGCGTTCGAGCGGATCGCAAACCACCGGCGGTCTTGGCTATCTAACACTATCGGTACAGGATCGTTCGAGAACGCCAGTACAAATAGACGGTTTGCCATGTCATAGGGGTGTAGACCCTTACGGTTAACCGATAAGTACTCAGGTGGGGCCGCGATCACCGGTTTAAGACGGTTAGCAAGCGCGCGCCTGTCCTTTGCATCAGGTTCGCGTAACTCGTTCAGTATCAGTATCTCGCTCTCAAGCGCGTAATTGAACTGCGACGACATAGTGTCGGAGTCCAACAGGCCACGGTTGACGCTGTTCGGCCCACACACGGACCATATAAACGGCGCCCACATGGTGTCTTTACCGCAACCCTGCAAACCGGCGTGAAGTACAGCATGATTAATCTTAATTTCAGGGTGTTGCAGTTTATAGGCCATCACATCAAAGCAATGCTCTAACTCGGCGGGTTCAGGTACTAAGCGCTTGCAATGCTCAAGCCACGGTGTGATGTCGCTAGGCACGGCCACGGGCCGCGCATCGCGCCACCGGTTACCGTATACGTCACCACCGCGGCTAACCAACACGGTTTCACCGGCCGCGTAGGTTATGCCGATTAAAGCTGGGGCGCCATTTTCTTGACGTAGTTCGTCAAAGCACACGGACGCCTCGACATGGCGACCGGTACGGATCGATTTGCAAATGATGTGCCGGTATAGCGCGTTAAAGGTGCCTCGGCTGATCTCGCGTCGGTCTTGCATATCAAAATACGAATCATCGCTTTGGATATACGCAAATCGCCCGAACCACTCCTTTTTCTGTACGCGGCCCAACTCGCGTACTTCTATCTCATCTTGGCGCTTTTTGACGTCATCAGGAAAGGCTGCGGTAGGCGCAATGATCGAATATGTTTTAGCCATAACGGACGCCAGCAACTCATCGCGCAAACCTGGTGCAGCGCTTGGGCCGCCCTGCCCCTCGACCCATTCTAAGAAGATGTGGCTGTCTAGTTGCAAGCAATGCGAGTGTAGACAACAATATGCGCGCATAGCGGGGTTGTAACGCCCTTGGGGGTTGCCATCCGTGTGTTCATGGGCATTAGGGCAAACTACGCCCGCCCAACCCTCGGAGTTCGGGCGACTGATAACAAGGCTATTCTCGGCAAGCCATGCAAAAATCGTGTCGGTGCCGTCGTCGTCAATGTGAATAGGCTTGTAAACGGACTCGGGCGCACCTGCCACTACCCCAAACGCGCCCATAATCTGAGGCAAACTAAACTCACGATCGGGGTAAAACTCGGTAAGCACCGATTTAAATTTGTCACGATCGGGCTTCAAGTTAACGCTACCAGGTATCCTAAAGTTACGCACGGCGTTGGTGGCGCCTTTATCGGTGTAGCCAGCCTCAGCAATGGCTTTTATGGCTGCGCTAAACTCTTCATGCTTGGGTTGATCGTCTAACGCAAAGGTATAGCCCCATTGATAGTTTGCGGGGCTTGTTTCAATCTTCCACGTTGGTTCAAGCGGGGGCGCTTTGCTTTTTGTGCCCACGTCATCAAGCACAAGAAAGGCAACGTGTGTGCAGTTGTGAATTGACGCACTTGGTTTGCTTTTAAACCGCTCGATAATAAAACTTGCGGTGTTGCAATACCACGCCCCACCTTCTTTATATTCGTTGGGGTAAAAAGCTGGCCAAGTGGCCTTGATCGTGCCGTCGGCGTGTTGTTCAGAACCAACAGGCTTTTGCTTGACAAGTAGGCAAGTTTCGCCGTCGGGCGCTTGTTTCGAGATATAATCTATAAAGTTCATGCAGTACTCCTTAGTTTTCAAGCCACCCTCGCCGGTGGCTTTTTTTTATTTACCGTACCTAGCCATTGTGTGAATTTCAACGTCTAGCGGCAAACCTTTCGCCCACGGCGGGGGCGTACACATAACTTTTCTTAATTGTTCGGTAACTTGTTCGGGCTGATCGGTTTCAATAACAATTTCGTCGTGAACGTGGAGTACAACGTCGTCAAGGGATCGGAGAGCGTAACGTAGTACGTCGTTCGCTGCGGCTTGAGTGATGTTCTCACAGGCCAAACCACGCCATAGTCGGGCGCGGGGCCACTCTTTTGCGTCAACGGCGGGTTTCCAAGCAGCTTTTGCGTATGAGATACCATCTTCTTCTATTTTGGCGTATGGGTAACAAAGGATGCGACGGGAAGGTAAAGCGTACCACAGGTGAAGCCCATCAAACAGATAGGTTACCCTACCCGCGACGATTTCGCGCCCCTTGTTACGCATGGCGATCATGTAGCCACTTTCTAACTCTTGCCAGTACCTGACGGCCCATTGGTTAGCACGGCGCCATGCGTCAACGGTGCGCTGCGCGTCTGATTCTGTCATGGTTAACCCGTAGGCGCGGCCCATTGCAGAAAAAGCACCGATACCCCCGCCGAAGCCACACGCGAGGATTGCGACTTTACCGATCTGTCTTTGGTCGGGCGTGACTTGATTTTCAGGTATCTTGTACATAGCGGCTGCTTCCCGTATGTAAATGTCGCGCCCTGACCTGAACACGTCTAGCACGTCATCGCCCCGCCCTGACAACCACGGGGTCATTCTGGCTTCGATCTGCGCCCAATCGGCGACCACCAAAAACTTACCTTTAGCAGGGATGATCGCGGGGCGTAGCATACCCTTTAAGACGTCGGTAACTCTTTTGCCATACGTTGGAACAATTGAGTGGCCGCTGACCATCGCGCTTCTGACCGAATCCGGTTCTTTTGCACATTTTCTTGTGAAGTTGTGTACCTGAGCGCCATAGGATGAAGCGCGGCCAGTAGCCGAGCCTCCAGCAAACACAAAGGCGCCTCGTACACGTTGGTCTTCCATATCTGCCAAGTCTTTAAGGCGGCTGAACTTCGCAACGCTCGACGCCCATAGGTCATCGGCGCATTGGATAACCTCGGCAACGTCGGGCGGTAGGTCTTCGACCGCGAGTAAGTTCGCGCGGACGCGCTTGTCAATCGAATATTTTCCATCTTCCACTTCCATTAGTTTTAACTGCTCGGGGCTTAATCTTTCTTGAACCCAAGCGCGCATCTTCGGCGAGCGGACTGACGTGATCTGGCCATTGGTGATGGCTCGGACAATAGATTGAATGTCCTCGAGTTCGGTGGCCGCGTAAGAGATAGCTGCGCTGGCAAGAGGCACGTCCACCAAAACACCTCGGTCGTTGATTTTTTCGTTGACATGATAATCCTCGAGTTCTTCATCAGATAAGGGGCGTAGGCTTTGACTGACGGCGCGCATGGCGCGCACGTCTTGCTCACAGTATCGGACAAGTTCAACCATAAGCGCAACATCATCTTTAAACGGCGGTACACACAGCGCACGAATCAATTGCGCGCCACGGTGATCTTTCTTCATACTGGCACCGGCGAACCGCCCCACGTCTTCAAGGCTACCAGGCGCACAATTGGCGCGCGCTTGTGTTGCGGTGCAATAGAATTGCTCGAGCTTGAAATTGATTTGTAAAACGTACCAAAAGATCAAACGCTCAAAGGCTGCGTTGTGGGCGTAGATTAAGCCCTTATGATTGCGTACACGCTTGGGGAAAGGATACGTGGGTTGCCACGTGTATACGTCTTCATCGTCAAAGGCGTAGGACATACACAAGACGTCGGTCGTTATGTCTTGCGCGTAATTGTAGACACCATGCTTCTTTAGGTCGCAATGGCTGCGCGTTTCAAAATCTAGATATAGGATTGTCATAGGTGTGAGGTGGGGGCGTTGATTTGGTCGTTGCAATCTGTGCGCTGGAAGGCAAGAAAAACACGCACTTACGACATCCTCAAATGCTTGCCTAACCGCCCCCTAACCTTACTCGGCTACTGCTGATGGCAACTGCGGCAACGCTTGCGCGCGAATCTTAGCGATCAGGCCTTCAACCTGTTCGTAAGGTTGACGCCCGAGCATAGCCATGATTGAATTAACTTCTGCAATAGTTAAGTTCAAGTCAATCATGTTGCGCTCCTACGACGACGGGCGGGTGCAGCATCAATAGCAGACGCTACGGGCGAGGTGTCAGGCTCAACTTCAGGCTCTTCACCATCCATCGACACCCAAGACTGAATGTCAAACAACGGGGTAAAGATGCGACCATAAGACTTGTGCTGATAGTGGTCTTTTTTGAGCAACACGACCGGCACAGGCTTTGATTGGTCTTTATCAACCTGTTCGGCAATTGCCACGGCTAGGGTTTGGACGCCACGCTTACCACCGGCTGATGTAGTGGTGTACCGCGCTTCCATGCCTTTGTCTTCGCCGGTCAGGCACTTGAGTGACATACCGACTTGGACTTCCCACCCACGTTTAGCCATTGCTGGTGCGTCATCCATTTCGGGTAATGGCTCAGACACAGACACCATTTTTTCGCCAAGCACGTCACCATCACCCCACGCAATGTAGCCGTGGACAAAACTGAACGGATTGACTGCCCAAGTTGAGTCAGCTTCGACTTCATCTTGATCGGCACCAAAAACCCAATGGCCAGTTTTGTCCATCTTGATGATGACGGTGCCGGTGGGGCCAACGTCTGCTTGGATAGTACGCAGGGCGGTTGACAGGCTTTTTACTTCAGGGAGTTTTGCTAAGTTAAACATTTTACTTTCCTTTAGATTAGTTTTAGGTTTGCAAGTTGCGCGCCTAGATTAATAACCGCTGGCCTTGGATCAGAGTCCGCCGCCAACGTACTGCCCGAACTGACGCTTACCGCTACGTCAGCCGGAAAGTTCTTTTTGCCAATCAACTTCTCGGCTTGAGCGACGGAGATTAGCTTACTCTCATACGCTTTGTCACCTAATAATTTTACTGGCGCGTCATCATTCACCCATTGGCGCGTACCACGCTTGGCGACCAACTTAAAGCCTGGCACACGCACGTTGTTCTCAAGCATATCGTATGCCAGTACACGCACGGCGTCGATCCATGACTCAAGCTGTTCGGCTTGCGCGAGATACTCGCTCACCTTATCAGCGTCAAGGTTCACAAGCGCGGTCTTGAGCGCCCGATCAACAGCACCGGTCACCTTGGGGCACGTTGGCTTGGCCGCGCACCAACGGCAATGCTCACCGCTCTCTAGCTTAGTGCGTGGGCCTTTCACGGCTGAGATCAATTCCAACTCAAACGCTTTAATGCGCTCAGGCGTTGTCACCCAGCGTTTTACCATAGGCGGTTGAACAATGATGATTTCAACTTCTTCAGCATCCTCAAACACCCATTTCGTGTCCGGCGTACGCATGGCAGCAGCAGCGTAGAACATACCTTGCTCGTTTTCAGTTGCCTCAACAGCCACGCCATTGCCAAACTTCCAATCGAGAACAATTGCCTTCTTACCGATCCGGCCAAGTAGGTCAGCACTCCCAAACACGCCTGGCAAAAGATCACCAAAGTTGACGCTGCTTTCCACAGCAAATTCCATTTCTTTAGTTGGGTCAATTTCATCCAACGCCGCAAGCGCCACAGCAATCTTGTCATCGTAAAGTTCCTGAGTAAGGGTAATGCCTTCGTAGACCATACCAATCACAGACTCGGGCGTTGCCTTGCAGTCGAGGATTTGGCTAATCGCGTCGTGTAGTAAGGTGCCTTCGTCAGCATACTTGCTGCTGGGCTTTGGTGGCATCTTAGCGACCAATTCGATTGAGGCTGGGCAAGCAATAACGCGCTTGGCGGTCGAGCCGCCAACGATAGTTGAGTGATTCATTTCCGTGCCTCCATCATTGCGTCAGCCATTTGATAAGCCTTTTTTGCAATAGACTCATACATCACAGACCCGTGTGTGTTATTAAAATATGCGTTCATTGCTTTTGCAGCAAAATAATCACGCAACGTCATGCCTCGGTCGGGCATCATCATGCCGCCACCGCTAGTAGATTGGTTTGGCGAAAATGGGAATGCTAAATCTTGGTATGGTTTCATTTAGACACCTCAATAGCCAACAGGCTTTGTAATTGTTCTTCAAGTTTTTGCACTTTAACTTGCGCGTCGGCTTTGACGCCTTGCAATTCTGCGCGGAGCGCCACAACTTTGTTTTCAATCATTTCGTTGCGGTCAATCAAATTAAGATCAATTGTAGCGGTGCCAATTTTAGTGCAACCGTATTTTGAAAAATCGTAATCGGTAAAACAAATGTCGCTAATAATTTCTTTGTCTGTGGCGTTAAGTAATTGCTCAGGTGACAACCGGCTGTCTTTAACTAACCAAGCGGTAGAAGTAATTTTCATTTTGTGTAGTCCAATTTAGTTTAGAGAAATTTAATTGTACACGATTTTTTGCTTGTGCTATACTTTTTTACATGAAAGAATCAGAAATCGAAAATTATTTTAAATGGGCGGTCGAACGCGCAGGCGGCAAGACGTACAAATTCACGTCACCTAGCCACCGTGGCGTTGCCGATCGTATAGCGTGTTTGCCCAATGGGGCGACGTGGTTTGTAGAGTTAAAAACTAAGGGAGGTCGATTGTCAGAATTACAAAAAATTTTTGCTGCCGACATGGCTAAATTAAATCAAAACTACAGTTGTCTATGGACTAAGGAGCAGGTCGATGCGTTTATTAGTAGCTTGTGAATATAGTGGCACCGTACGCGACGCGTTCATACGGGCGGGGCATGACGCCATGTCGTGTGACTTGTTGCCAACGGACGCGCCAGGCCCGCACTACCAAGGTGATGTGTTTGACGTTATCAACGATGGATGGGATATGATGATCGCCCACCCGCCTTGCACTTACCTGTCGGTGTCAGGTATGCATTGGACAACGCGAGGGTTGCGTGACCCGCAACTGACTGAGGATGCGTTGACGTTTGTGCAGCGTCTACTGGCCGCGCCCATAGAACGTATCGCGTTAGAAAACCCGATTAGCATTATCAGCAGCCGTATTTGCAAGCCCGATCAGATTGTGCAGCCGTGGTGGTTTGGCCATGACGCCAGTAAGAAGACGTGCCTGTGGCTTAAAAACTTACCTTTGCTTGTGCCAACCGACAAGCTAGAGGGCGACAACAAAACACGCAGGGGCAATCAGACCGCGAGTGGTCAGAACAAGTTGCCACCAAGCGCTGACCGGTGGAAGATTCGCAGCAAGACTTATCAGGGCATTGCTAACGCAATGGCAGCGCAATGGAACTAAGACCCTATCAGACTGAGGCGGCAGCCTTTCTTGGCACACACGACCGCGCTATGGTGCTGGCCCCCGTAGGAGCCGGTAAAACGGCGATCACACTTACCGCTATGCAAGCCTCACCCGTACGTCGTTGGCTTGTCTTAGCCCCTAAGCGAGTTGCCACAAGCGTATGGCCCGCCGAGGCGCGCAAGTGGGCGCCTGACCTTGACCTAGCCGTGTGCGTGGGTACACCTATGCAACGCTTATTGGCTCTTAATTCTGACGCGCGCGTTGTGATAACCAATTACGACAATCTGCAATGGCTGGCTCAAGAGTATTTAAATTTTGACGGCATTGTGTTTGACGAACTGACACGACTAAAGAATCCCTCGGGCGCAAGGTTTAAGGCGTTGCTGAAAGTCATTGAGCCTATGACTGTGCGGTGGGGCCTGACCGGATCGTTTACATCAAACGGTTTAGAAGACGTGTTCGGCCAATGTAAGATTGTTGACCAATCGCTGCTCGGGCGCAGCAAAGGCGCGTTCATGCAGACGTATTTTGTGCTGATGAATGCCGAGTATGGCGAGTGGGCGCCGCGCCCCAAGGCGTTGCAGTCGGTCATGGAGCGTATCAAGCCCGCAACCTATTTGCTTGAGCCTGGTGAGTACGCTGACAAGTTGCCGCCCTGCCACACAGTCGAGATGCGCGTTGATATGGACATGACCGAGTACAAGGTAATGAAAAAAGAATTTGTGGTGCGTTTTGGCGACACGCAGATTGAGGCGATCAACGCAGCGGTTGTAACCGGCAAGCTGCAACAGATGGCGTCGGGGTTTATTTATCACACTACCACCACAGCAAGCGCGCGCCCAGGTAAGTTCGATACCGTACAGACAGCCGTTTGGATTAGCCGTCACAAGTTTGATTTGTTAGATGATTTATTAGAGGAGAACCAACGTGCGAACACCATTATCGCTTACACGTATAAAGAGGAACTTGCCGAACTTAAGCGCCAGTACCCCCACGCCGTCACCCTTGACGACAAAGACGCCATTGAGCGCTGGAATGCGGGAAAAGTGGAGTTGCTACTTGTCCACCCCAAGTCAGCAGGACACGGACTCAACTTGCAACACGGCGGTTGTCGAATGGTCTTTCTGTCGTTGCCTTGGAGCCTCGAGCTTTACGAACAAACTGTAGGGCGTATTCATAGGTCAGGGCAGCAGCATGACGTGTGGGTTTATGTATTGCTCACCAACAATACCGTTGATGAAAAAATTTGGGCGGCGCTGCATGACAAACGCGCTGTGTCTGATATCGCTTTGGAGGCTTTGAAATGACCCCTTATGAAAAAGGTTTTGAAGATTGCAAAAAGCAAGTCAAAGTTGCAATGGTTGCGGCTGTTGAAAATGCCATCCTAATGGAACGCGAGGCTTGTGCGCGGTTGGTAGAAGAGATGGCCAGTAGGGTCGATGACATCCGCCGCGCGGTGCTTGAGGTTGCCGCTGAAGGTATCAGAGCAAGGTGGCAGAAATGAAAACACCTGACAAAATAATTGCTTTTTGCACTAGCCCCCGCACAGCGCAAGAGCTTGCTGACCATTGCAAGGTGCAGCGCAGCAGCATCTACAGCGCCTTGGGGCGCCTACAGATGAAGGGGCTTATTGCACGTATGGGGGATGGTACAGAGCGCGCGACCTATGTGTCATCTACACCTACTGTCGTTGAGCATTTTGAAAACTTAATGATTACCCACGCCCATAACCCTTTTGGATTGAGAGCATGAAAATTGAACTTGTTTTAGCGCAACTGGCTGCGGCCAAGGACGTGTTGCGCCACCGGCAGAAGTTGATGAACGAGGCGACACGGGCCTACAACCGTGTTTTTGTAACTGTTAAAAAACTGGAGGAACGATATGCAAATCACATGGCGAAAACTAAATGAGCGTATGGCTACGCTGACGGAGGACGAAGTGATGGCCATGCTCGAGTACGAACGCACCCATGACAGGCGTGTGAAGATGCTGTTGCGCTTGCACCAGCGAGCAAACAGTTTGCGCGTGGCGCGCGAGCGTATTGAATTGTTGAAGGAGGGGCTGCGGCCATGAACCAAGATCAATTTGCATACTGGCTGCAAGGCTTTGTCGAAATGAACGGCGGCAAAGAGCCAACCAAAGAGCAGTGGAAAATGATTAAAGACCACTTGCAACTGTGCTTTAAAAAGCTTACTCCGCCACTTATGCCTTACGGCGTTGGTGGTAGTTATGGCGGCGATCTAAAGGTCAAATACATTACTGTTGGTCATGGAGGTGGCGGTGGTGGGGGTGGTGATGCTGATAAATACGCTCAATATCGTGTTGGCGGCGGCGGTAAACCGCAAGGCGGCGGGGGAGGGTGCTGATATGAACAAAATTGATTTGATTATCGACGCGCTATCGGTTGCACAAAACTCGGTTTGGTCTACCAAGATAGCTGAAGCACTTGTGGCTGCGCGGGAGTTGCGGGAGTTGAAGCCTGAGCAAGCATCTAATGAACCGCCTGACTACGTAGAGCCGCCAACATCTGATTATCACAACGGTTGGGAAGAAGGTTTTGAAGCAGCTAAAAATCTCTACCCCCAAAAAACCAAACGTGAATGGCTCGGGCTGACGGATGATGAGATACATAAAATTATTGATTGTTGCACTCCAAACAATGCAGCGCAAGAAGAGTTAAATGATTTTGCAAGGGCTGTACGTTTTGTTGAAGACGCATTAAGGAGAAAGAACACATGACCGAGAGCCAGGTATACAAACAGATTGTTGAGAACCTTGCGCAGATCGACGACGACATTGCCCGTTTGCGCCAGCAACACCTTATGCTACGCGTTGACATTCAAGTCTTATTGGAAAAATATGAAAAACCTATACTCGGTAGCCGCCCACAAATTAAGGACGATGGGGTACAGCACCCCATCTGAAGGCGCGATTCTTGGTTTGGCAGCAAGCGTGTTGGGTGGTGGGCCGACAGAGCCTCGAGCGCTATTAGAGGCGTTTATAGCGGCTGTGCCACCCAAGTTAGTCAAGGGCGCATATCAGATGCCCAAAGCGTTACAAATCAACGCAAGACGCGCTGAGAAAGAGCAGGTCACAATCATAACGATAGGAGGTTGACATGGTAGTTTACGAAATTATTATGTGGTTTTACGCGTCAATGGCGCTGATGGTTGGTGCTTTACTGTGGATATTTCACACACGCGAGAAGCCCCACGTCTACCCGCCCGAGTGGGTCTGCGACGGGTGTGGTCAAGTCTGTAGTGAACTCAAGGAGGGGTTTTGTGAATACTGTGAAAAGCAATACTGATCGTACTAGCGCCAATTGGACGGGGCGTATTGCGCGGTCAATCCACACGGGGCAGTACGTTTGTGCGTACATTCCCCTGTGGCGCCGCGCGGTTACGCAAGCATTGAAATTGCTTTGTTTCTAACGTCAGCCACACGGTTTAGCCAACCTTTGCCAAAAGTTGGAAATTGGGCAAGAGAACGATAGAAGTCTTCTTTGGCATGGCTAAATTCAATAATTAAAATAACAGGGTCAGCGGCTTGCACAGCAGACATTGTTATGGGGCCAAACGCGCCATCAGGTGTTTGACCCGTAGCAGTCTGCAATAGTTTGATGGCGCGCCCAGGCCCCGCGTTGACCGCAAAATCAAACACAAGGTAGTCGAGCCCCACGGGAAGATCGTCGCCGCGTACAGCATCCCAATAGCGTTGTTTGTACAAGGGCTCAACTTTGCTAGGCGTTAGGCTACGCATCTCGGCTTCGTCAGACGGGCGCCCGACCCAACTTTCCCACGTCGCTTGAGTCACACCAAGGTTAGTGCGCCCACCTGGGTCAGCGGGGTTGTTAACGTAACCACCTTCGCTTTTAAGCATTAATTCAAACGATTTTTGCCAATTGTTGTTCATTTGATATTCCGTACCCAATTCTGTAACTCGGTTAGTTGGAGCGTGGTTTCAGCACAGCGTCTAACAAGTCCTGCGTCGGGGGCGCTGACATTAGCACAGACGGCGGGCTTGGAAACGGGGGGCACACGACTGCTACTGGCACCGGTGTCGAGCAACCGCTCACCATAATAACTGTGAACAGCGCTAAGACGCGCTTCGTACTGATTAGTGATTGCAGTTGAAATGATTTCATGTTCTTTCACCTTTGCTTGGTTGATGACCTCTTGCGCCTTGCCGACCGCTGCGACTTCTGCTTGGTACGCCAGTAGTTTTTTGTGTTCGTGATTCCAACCCATGAAATACATGACCGCGCACAACGCCAAGGCAGCGCCGATTTTGATTAGGAGGGTGCTGGGTATGGGAAACATTATTTGTGCCACCTGTCGTCAATGGTTGCAAAGCCCATGTATGCGCCAACGACTGCCGACACAAAGACGTAGAACGGCGTGGCGATCGTACCGAGCGTGGGTGACTCAGACACCAAGATCAGCAAAGGAAAGACTAGCGCAGCAAGCATGGATAACCATGCCATCCAACGCCGGTTCTTCCAGCGATCCATTATTTATCTGCCTTTTGATCGACCTTGTCTAAAATCTTATCTAGCTGGTTTTCTATTCGATTAAACATTCGCTGGATGTCTTCTGTTCTCATGTAGTTTGTTGACACATGAAGCCTTAAATCGCCGATTTCTTTTTTTAGTTCGTCAACGGCATCCCACAACTGACGGGCAAACCAACCAATTGCGCCCAGAGCAGCGCCAGCACCAATGTTAAATAGTTGTTGCCAATCCATTAATCTTCCCTTAACGCGTTGCGGTTGGTGCGGTTGGTAATCATGTTGTTGCGAATTTCTGCGCGCGTCTTGGGGCCTTGTTGTTTGCGTGAGGCGTCAGCGCGCGGTGCCCGTAGATTTTCCTCCATCATGTCAGCAACATCAAGCATTTTTTCGCGTGAGGCTTGAGCGGCACGGATATCGGCGTCGGTCTTGGCACGTTGGGCAATTTCTTCAAACGCGCGCGCTTGGTCGCGCGCTTTAGCAACGGCGCCTTCGACCCACTTACGATCCATCATTCGGTCAACAATTGCTTTGTCGCTTAACTTTTCAAACCCTGGGCTTACTTCAGCAATGTAAAACTTAGTTTTATCTAACGCTACTTTTTCAGCCGCAGTAAGATCAAACGCATAATTGCTGTTGTTATCCGCAACATTATTTCGCGTACCTTTTTTGTTTGTTAACGTGTAGATGGGTTTACCAGTTGCGTCGTTAACTCGTTGTACTTCTGCGGGGGTAACTACTGATTTTTGACCGGAAACTTTATCAATTGCAGAACGCAAAGTAGCCGTATAGTCTTGAAAACTTTCGGGCGTAGCACCGCGAATGCCTTGGCTTGCGGGTGTAAGTTTGCCGCTTATAGGGTCCAAGTCAAGAATCATACCGCCGCGCGTAGGCGCACGATTACCGGCTTCAGCGGCCAAACCTTGGGCTTCAGCCATTTGAGCCATACGCGCGCGTCGTGCATCTTCTGTGCGAAGTCTAGACGTAACCTCGGGCGCTTCATCTAAACCAAGTCGCAAAGCGTTGACCGGCGCGGGCGCCTGACCTTGCGCGATTGGCTGGCGGGCGTCGGGCCGGTTGGGATCAAAAGGCATCCGCGTTGTTTCGCCGGAGGGGAATACAAAGTTTGGACCGTTGCGAGGGTCAAACGGCACAATGTTAGATTGGCCAGGCTCGACAG